AGGAAAAGAAGAAAAAGAGCCTAGTGTAGAGGGTGTTGTGTTGGATGCGTTATCTCAGCCTATACAAGTAGCTTCGTTTGGTAAGCTAGGCGATCCTTATTCAAACGCCCAGTTTAGACAAGATCCTGTAGGATACTTAATGACATCTTTCGTTCCCCCTACAGGTTTGATGGGAAACTTCGGAGAAGACTTGACTGATCTTATCTTTAAACAAGAATCAGACTTTAAGACTCTCCGAAGTATTCCCGGTGGTGATGAGCTTATTGCACTACTAAGCGACTAAATCTCGCAGTTGTTACCAGTACAGGCTAACGTCTGTGATCCTTCAGTCATATCAGAGTTTTCAGAGATGTTCCAATCAATAGTCTCTGGAAACTCTGCCTTCAACGTCTCATAAGTTTCCTCATCAATAGGCTCATAAGGTGCTTGCTGGTATGTGTGTTCACTGTACGGCAAGAACGACACGCCACTGATCTTATCGAACTTGTTATACAACCACTGACCTACCTCAAGAAACTCATCGTCCCTGTAGTAACACGTCATTGATGGTTTGTGTTCACACCAGAAGTCCTGATAAATCTCCCATAGTTCTAACTGCTCCATAGCACCCATCTCAGACGCCACCACAGCCCCGTCAGGAGACTTTATAGGGAAGCTGAATACCTTGGTACTGGGTGACATTACATCGTCCTCTACGGGGATTCCTGCGGCCTCAAGGACTGTACACAATGGGTCTCTTGCATCTGCTCGTACTCGTCTAATGTACTGGTGTGCGTATCGTGGATGTATACCGCTAGCAGAATCAACCAGTTGAGACACAGTACCGCTAGGCTTAACGGCGGTAATAGCAGTAGAAATATTAATAGACAGTCGGTCAGCCCATGATTTATTCGTTCCGATAGCCTCTTCACGTAATTCAGTAAGCCATGTTTTGAGTACACTTTTATCCTTCCTTCCCGACAACGTCGGATGATCCATGATGCCTGTCAAGCTAACACCAAGCAATGCTTCTTCCTCAGTGTTGTTCTTCCATACCTTACGCAGGTAACGGAAGTCTGTCAAGGTAGCCTGTAAAGTTCCAAGGATAGTCGCAACACGTACTTTTCGTTTAAGGTCTGACAACGTATCCGTTGACCTGACAACAACTTCTGATAGATTACAGAACTGGTAAGGCCGTAGGATAATTTCGCTACACGGATTAGTTCCAAAATCATAGGTAGCATCTCGTCGCTCGTTCTTTGCAGCTTGCTTTTGACTTGCGACTCTAGAGAACATACCTCGTTCTCCGGAGCGGGACTCGTATAAACTTTTCCACTCATTTAGGAATGCCTCAAAGTCTGGCTTCTCTGTGTAACATGCACTGTTGTTGGCTAGGCCACGCTGAGGATTGTCTTGCCACCACTGGCCTGACTTGCATCGTCGGAGTCTATCGTCAGTGAGGTTAGACAGACTGATGAGAGCACTTCTCCGTACCCCACCGACAACGACGATCTGTGCAATCTTACAGCACAAATCGTGACATTCGATTGAGGAGAGTTTACGTCCATGAGCTTCCCGAAAGACGTCAACGGTGAAGTTAAACAAATCGACAAGAGGTTCTGGACCAGATGCTCTACCGCCGAAGGTCTTAAGGGCTGCGCCTGCAGATCGTACTCCAGATACGTCCCACTTTGGAAGCTGACCCGAATAGAGCAAGCTAATAAGTTCTCTGTATGCTTTAGCCCAGCCAATTTTAGAATCGGCGACGTGTATAACGGTATCGGTGTCATGAAATTCCTCCGCAACTTCTGGTAGTTTAGATACGTATTGACGTTCAACACTGAAACCTACACCTGTACCGCACATCAGGACATACATCATTTCGTCAAACGCTTTGGGGTGGTCGATGGGTAAGTAGCTACAATTAAAGCCAGCTACGTTATCACGGTCAAGAGCCTCACCAGCAGTCATCAACGCTCTCATACTGGGCATAACATCCAAACTATGAATGTCTGAAAAGATACCATTGGCTTCTTCTAGAGTAAGCTTACCCTTCTCAACCCAGAAGTTTAGGTACCTGTCAATTGTTTCTTCCCAAGTCTCACGCCGTTGCTCGTCTGGTAGGTAACGTGCGTAGCGGGACTTGTGAATGTATTGTTGATATGCGTCCATTAATTTAATTCCTTAATCAGTCGTTCAATGTACCATCGACACTTGCGTAAGTCTTCGATAGGTTTGCCTTTGTAATCATACCGCCACAGATACTTCAATGCGTTGCCTTTCAGATAACCACGAAACTCATGGTCAGGCATGGATGCCTTGATAGCTTCGATGGCTTCCACTGCACCTTTGTTGTAGTGGTCGGGTTGTTCTACTGGATCTGTTTTCTTTCTGATAGACAAGTTGTTAAGTGCTGCAACTGTGTCCCACTCTTCAGGAGTAGCGTTATCAATACTCATCCGTATTTTCTCCTAAGATAGTTCATGCTGATCGGTAGCTCATCAAAGGAACCGTCGTCTACTTCGTTGAGCATCCAGATTCCAGACCAGCTTCCGTTCGTTTGTGGGTTTAGATAGTCCTCACTGTGGTTGTAATAGATACCAGCAAACAAACCAGTGATGTTACTACCGTCTGCTTTACGTGCGTAGGCTATGTCTCTGTCTTGCACGTGTCCCATGATGCACGACATAAACTTTTTTTGCAACATGAGTTTTGCACAGGTGACTGGTCTGCCCATGACTCCACTTGTGAAGTAGTGGCAGTACGCGATACCATCAATGATGGTGGGTTGTAGAAAAGGGATAACTTCCCAACCGATTTCGTCCAATAAGAAATGATCATAACTCATTAGTCCTTCTAGTTTAGGGTCAGCTTCAATAGCTCGCTCAATCCGTTGCTCGTGGTTACCTAACAAGAATACCATCCGTGGTGTCCATGTCTTCTTCTTGTTACTACGCAGTCGCTCCTGTTCTTTGCGGATGGGTAACATGAATTGATTCATAGCTTCGATGCCAGCTTCAATGTCAAGTGTATACCGCCGTCCCTCAAAGGACTTCTTACCTACGTCATAGCTACTGAGACTTGGCATGTCCCAGTGATCCCCCAGATGAATGATGACGTCAGGCTTTGTAGCGGCTGCGTATTTACCAGCCCAGTACAGATGCTGGTTAGGCAGTCCCGGCTTTACTTGAGTATCAGGTATTACTAGATGTCTAGTCATTGCTTTTTACTCCATCCGACAGGACAGGTTTCTGGTGTGTACCATGTGAATCCCTGTTTGTCTGCCCATTCTTGCATGGTGTATCTTGTCCCGTCACTTCTACGTCTTGCTCCGGGCATAGCTGTTCTTGGGTTTTGGAAGACGAAGACCAACGTCTCCTTCTCGCCAAGGCATCGGCTAATATCAACATACTTCTTCGCTTCTGCTCTGTCACGGAACCTCCCCTTAGCTTCAATATATATAGTAGAATCTATATTGTAATATACAAAGTCTGGTTCGTACGTCTTAACCTGCGTGTACGTTAGTTTGTTAACATGGTACTCACACCGTTTAAACTTCTGGTGAAGATCATACTCGAACCAACTATCGTAGCCCTTTGGTATGTTACGTCTCGTTCTCTTCACTTGGTCTTTCCCATGTTTGATTAGGTTCACGTCGTAGCCAGAGCAGCCTAGCGTTCTCGATGACACGCTCTTCAGACTCTAACAACTCAACGCACTTGTTGAACATCTCTATCTCTGTCAGTCCTTCAAGGAGTTTCTGAGACTTCTTATCGCCAATACCATACACGCCGACAATGTTATCAGCTTTGTCGCCCATGATGATCTGACGGTAGAAGAACAATAAGCCTTCCTCTTCGTTAACAGAAGACAATTCACGTTTGTTGAAGTTGTAGTGCTTGCACGGTACTTGTTGGAAGTCCTTGTCGAGACTAACAATGATGCTGTCAGGGATGGCGGTAGCGTCGATAGCAATCAAGTCATCTGCTTCCTCATCTTCTGATACAACAGCATTCCAGTCTTCGATCAGGTACTTACGTATAGCTTCCAAGTGTACAGGCTTTTCTTTGTCCTTACGATTACCCTTGTAAGGCGCAGTAACAGCTACGTCATTACGGAAGTTACCCTTTCCTGTTAGGTAGACACGGTAGTCTGGTTCGCCGTCTATCATAGTGTATAGATCGCTTACCATATCAGACAAGAAACTGCCCGTAGTATAACAGGCAGTCTTGACTGACTCATCATTGCACTTGAATGCACAACGATAAGCCACAATGTCACCATCAATCAGGATCACAACGCTTCCGCTTCAGATACTGAGTTGTCAGCGTATTCGATCAGGTTAGTAACCTTCATCTTGATCATGGATGGTGAACGTCCTGTACCAACAGACCAGTCATAGTATCCTACAACAGCGATAGCTTCAGATCCGTTAGCGATAAGAACATCTTCAGGTATCTCAACACCGTTCTCATCCGTTAGACGCATAGGGTTGTTGCTCTTCATGGTGATAAAGAAGCCACGGTCATCGCCTTTGTTGCTAGGTGCAATACCCATCTCTTCAATGGCCTCAACAGCTTTCTCGCTGAGGTTTCCAAGTTGCACTTGATACTTGTTACTGTACTTGTTGAGCTTGTTACGCTCACACCAGTAGACGGTACCGCGTACAGTGATGGGTGGTAGTTTGTTTGCAGACATAAGTTTCTCCTTAATGAGTTTCTGCCCAATTGTTACCTACTCTATATTCGCCGTCTAGTGGACACCGTAGGCTGAGTGCCTCTCCGGCAAGCTGGATAGCACGTACACCCATACGTCCAACCGTATCAGCGTAGTGTGCTGTTGTTTCTATTTGCCATTCGTCATGGACGTTAGCAACAAATTTGTGTGGTATATACAGTAACTTAGCATTCAGGATTGTCAAGGCTTCTTTCATAACAATAGCCCCAGCGCCTTGGAGTAGTGTGTTCAGTGCGGCGTGTTCTGATCTGACTCTGAGCTTTCGCCCGTCGAGTCCAGTAAGGACGCTTGATGCAGCCTGCCTGTGAGTATCTCTTCTAACTCTTTCAAGAGACGGCGTGTTAGATAGAAATGTTTCCTTAAGTCTTCTTCCAGTAACGCTATTTCCTCCAACGATAGCTCCGATCTTAGCATCTCCGGCTCCATACAGAAACGCATAAATG